GGCGCAGGTTGCCACGGTCTTTCAGGTAGTGGCTTTCGGTGCGCTGGTCGCCAAACAGGCAACGTTGGTCTTGCTTGTCAAACCACATCATGCGGCTGCCACAGCATGGGTCTAGGATGGATTGCATTTTCAGTTGTCCTTTCTCGGCCGTTATTTCAGCCTGTGTACCACGCCGCCGGTTGCGGCACGGTATTCTTCGGGCGTGATGCCGTTCAGGGATTGCAGGTTTTCCGCGCCGATGAGGGCGGCGGCTTGGATTTCGACGGCGACGGTGGCGATGATGTTGCCGCCGATTTTGCTGACGGCCTGCGCGGTGGCGGCGTCGATTTGTCCTGTCTTCAGGCGGTGCAGGGTGTCGAACAGTTCTTCACGCAGTTTTTCGGTTGCACTTTTCATTTTTTCCCTTTTTGTTGATTTCGGTTTTCAGTTCGCGGTGTGCGTTTGCTGCCTGTTTCAATTCTTCGGGGATGGCGAACGCTTCTTTGTTGGCGGCAATCTGCCGTACTTTTTCCGCCATTTTTTCAATCGGATAGCAAAATTCATGCCACGCCATGCCGCCGTCGTATACGGCCTTGTCGCCGATGATCAGTCTGTGGGTGGAAATTAAAAACAGGCTGGGGATGATGAAGCAGTGGCGGTAGCTTTCGGGGGTGTTTTCGCTGCCGTCTTCGGTTTTGATGATGAATACGAAGCAGTCTGTCTTTAATGCGTTTTTGATGTTGAATGGGAATACGCGCCTGCCGCCGCCTCTCTTGACAAGGCTGCCCGCGCTGCATTTGGTGTCGATGCGCAGGCCGGCGAGCAGGAAGTCGTAGGCCGGGTTGGCGTAGCGGATGCTGGTATTGCAGTTCACGGCTTCGGGAAGGTGGCATTGGAAGATTTCTTCGCCCATGCGCCCCTGCTCGCCCTGCGGGCTGTTGACGATGACGGCTTCGGTAAAGCGGATGTGTCCGGTCTGCTGCGCCAGCATGGTGGCGGTGATGATGTCGATGCCTACTTCGGCGGCCGCCGCGCGCAGCGGCTTTTTCTCGTCGGCATAGAGGCGGGTGAACAGTTCCGCCTGTTGTCGGCTTGCGCCGTATGTGCTTAACATGGGTCGGTCTCCGTGGTGTCAAAAAAGGGGCAGGCTGCACGGGAAGTAGTGTTTCTGTCCGTATTTCTCTGCCTGTATCAGGTTGCACAGGCGGTCGCAAAAGCCGTCAAATTCGGCATGCGGCCAACCTTCTATTTCGTTGACCATTTTGCTGAACTTCAATTCCCCGGCAATCCGCTTTGCCACCGCGTCACGGCATTCGTGTTCCAAGAGGACAGGGTCTTGCTTTTCCTTCGGCGGCGCGGGCTCTTGCACGGTTTGCCACAAGTCGGGTTCGATCTGCCAAGTATCGGCGGCAAGCAGGGTGTCTGTTTTGCAGTCGTACAGTTCGCGGATACAGCCGCCGTCGGTTTTTTTCTTGTCGACAACCAGTAAAAGCACTTCTATCGGCGTGTCTTCGAATGCGTTTTGAACGCGGTTAAGTTCTGCCAGCCTGTTGCCGATGATTTCGCGGAAACGCTGTTCGCTTTTGCGGTAGGCGATGCCGGGAAACAGGATGAAAAAGCCGAAGCGGCGGGCGTTTTCCAATCCTTTTAAAACGAAGATTTCATCCATCACGCCTGATTTTTTCCACGGGTATTCCTGTGTAATGCGGCTTTTTTCATCTTCGCCCAAATCTTTGAGTTTGATGGAAAACGGCGGGTTCATGACGGTACAGTCTTGCGGTTCGCCGTCGGCATAAAGGAAAAAGCTTGTGTTGCATACTTGGGCGGACGGATAGTTTTGCAACAAGGTTGAGCAGGCTTCGGCCTGTATTTCCACGGCGCGAAATTCAGACGGCCTAATATACTGCTCCAGCTGCCCGCTTCCTGCCGCGCCATCAAATACGCCCGGATGTTCGCCGCAGTATCGGCGGACTTTGGCGGCAACCAGCCTCCTTAGGCTGTCGCCTGTGATGTATTCGGCGTAGCCGTCGGCCTTTTTACGGTTGTTGTGTTCATGAAACGTCATGGGTTTTCGTCCATTCTCGGGCTTGTTCGGGTGTGGCGAAACGTTTGCGGATGCGGCGGGTGCGGTGCAGTTTTCCGTCTTCTCCGCGCTGCCAAACGCTGATTTCGCCGCGCCAGCAGTCATGCCGTTTGTGCTTGATGCCGTGCCTGAAGCCTTTGGTGCTGGAATCGTGATATATGCAGGTTCGGATATATGTCGTCATGGTTGCCCTCCGGCCTTTCGGTTTCCTTTTCAGACGGCCTCCGCCTGTATGCGCATGGCCGCGTCTATCGCATCGCGCATACTGTCGAGGTGCTGCTCCACGCACTCGGTGGGAAGCATGACGCTGCCGATTTTGTTTGCGGGGTCGGCCAGCCAGTCGAGGCGGACGGTGTCGGGGTGCGGTTCGGTTGCGCACGGGTGGATTTTATCCAGCAGGTAAACGTATGTTCCCCCGTCTGACGATGCGACGGTGCAGCAGGACAGGTGGCTACGGAGAAATATAAACTGCTTTCCTTCAGAGTCTTGCACGCGGTCGCCAAACTTAAATTGCTGTGTCATGATTGCTCCTGGTTTGTTTCTTTCATGGCGGCATCTATCGCGTCGCGCAGGTTGTCATGTTCGTCTGTGCACCATCTTGCCCGGATGTTGTGGTCGGCTTTTTCCAACCAAGCCAAGCGTGAAGTGTCTGGGTGGGGGATGGGTTCGAAGGTGTCGTAGGCGTAAAAATTCGAACATTTCTGACCTTCCCAAAGAATCCATGCGGAGGCTATGCCGGTGTCGATAATCAGGCCTTCCGCGCCTGTTTGTTTGCAGCGCACGCGGTCGCCGAATTCGAGTCGTTGCGGTTGTTGTGTCATGATCGGTTTCCTTTTTGCAGTTCGGCGATTTTGTCTTTTCGCCGTTGTAGTGCCGGTTGGCTGATGGCTTGGTGTTTGGGGCATGTGTGGCGTGCCGGCAGGTAGTGCCAGTTTTCGCCGTGTGTGCAGGCGGCCAGTTTGTGTTGCAGGAGTGGCGCGGGTTCCGGTTCTCCGCTTTTCCCTATTTTTGTGGTTTGCCAGTGGCGGCAGTTTAGGCAGGTATTCATGGTGTGCCGTTTTTTGGGTGGGCCGTCTGTATGTTCAGACGGCCTTGGGGTTATTTAGGTATATTTCCGCCAATAGGCGGGTTTTAAAATTTCGGGCATCGGCGGGGTTTCATAGTTGGGCAGTCCTGCGGCTTGCGCCGAAAGGGCGTAGCGGCGGGCGGATTTTTGTTCGATGCAGGCTTTGCAGGATTTCACTAGGATTTTTCCGTTGCCGTTTTTGCGGGCGTAGTCGCTTGCGGGCTTTTCCTTGCCGCACCGTGTGCATCTGATTTTTGTTTCCATATCCTTACTCCACCGGTTCGTAGGGCGGATGCCAGTCAGCTAGGTCTGCGGTTTCAAATTCTTTGGCGGCTTTCGCGTCCCTTTCGGCGGCTTCGGCCTCTACGGCATTCATGCGCTTCATCCATGCGATGCGATCTTCCACTTCCTGTTGTGTTAGTTCGGCATTCCATGCCTGCGGCGCGGTGTTCGCGGGTTGTGCCTCGCATCCGCCGTAGGCCGCAATGAGGAGCAGGGATGCTGAAAACAGGAACCAGTTAAAAATCTTTGCCATTTTCCCGCCCCTTTAGTCGAGTACGCGCGCCGATTCGCCGATATAGGCTTGCGGCCAGCGTTGGCGGATGATTTCCAGCGCCTCGACTTTATTGTCGGTTTGAATGTGGTTTCGGAGTATGGTGCACCGTCCATCTGCTGTTTCGGCGATGGTGGCGATTTCGACGTCTTCGCCGCCGTGGCACGGCAGCATGACCGGGTAGGTTTTCATGGGTATTTTCCTTTTCTGTCAGCCTGCCGCATGGCAGGGGTTTCAAATTTTTGCCGTCCTTGCAACGGCTTGGCGTTTAACGCACGCTTGCGTCGTGGTAAGATACGAGTACCAATCAACCCCACCACAAAGAGGTGAAATATGTCTAACCAATCATCCCGTCCGCCAAGCGGCACTACTCATAACCAGCCTGCCGATTCCAGCCGTGCCAGCGTGCCGTCCAAGCCTACCCGGTAAGCGTTCAGCCGCCCGGGTGATGGCGGGGTTTTCGATGCAGGGGTACATTTCATGCCCTTTCTTTTTTATCCGTATCTTCGTCTTCGTATCCGTATAGGTACATCGGGAAGCATTGCCCGCTTCGCACCATGTTCAAATCGGGGATTTCGTTTGTTATCAGGCAGGAAAATCCGCCGTCTCCGCCGTTGCCCGTGGAAACGCATATGGTTAGGTTGGATAGCGGCGGGATATCGATTTCGGGATAGGCCATCTCTAAACCTCACTGTTGCAGCTTAAACCATTTGCCGAAGATTAAACCTTCAAGTTTCCGGTAGTTTTTTTCCGATTCTTTCAGTGTGTCCGTTTCCGGCAACGCGGCGAAGATGTTCCTCAAATGCCCAGCAGCTAACTGAAGGATTATTTGTTCCTTCCCTGTCTTTTGATGTACCTTGCCCATTGCGAACAAGCCGTAAATCGCCAAATCGACAACTGCTTCTAGGCTGTCGCCCTGCCCCATATAAACAGCCATTGCCTTAAGTTTCTGTTCGAGGCCGTTCTTTAAAGTTTCAGCATTGCCCGCTTGGTCTGTGTTGTACATTTTTCGTCTCCTTCCGCCCCTTTCGGGGCGGGGTGTCTTATGCCTGCGCTTCTTTCCAGCATTTGATGCGGCTTCTTGCTGTTTCCAATGCGGCGGCTTCGGCCTTTTGTCTTGAGTGGCCGAAATAGACAACCAAGTCGGAAGCCTGCTGACTAAATTTTTCTTTCACAAACGCCTTAAACTCTTTCAGGTCTTTTTTGGTTTGTTCGGCTGTTTCTTTGATAAACCAGCCGCCGGCCACCATTACTTTTTCGCGCGGGGCGTTTGCTTTGCAGGTGTTTAATTCGGCATTCAGTATTTGCAGGGTGCTTTTCGTTTTCATTTTTTGATTCCTTGGTGTTTCGTTTTGATGGGCGTATATTACCAAAGATAAACTATATTGCAATACTTAAGATAAATTTTATGATAAATTAAATGGTATTTTTTGATTGTCTGTTGATATATAAAAGAATATTTTTTTCTAACAAAAGATAAAAAAAGGCTACCTGAATTTCAGGTAGCCTTTTAATTTATTGATTATCAGGGATTACATAAAATCCAGCGTCCAGCGCGCCACTACGCTGCCGTCAATCCTTACGATGTCCTGATTTTCTTCACCGATGATTTGCGGCTTGTATTTCGGGTTGTCGCTGATTACGCTTAGTTCGCCTGTGAGCAGCACCTCCAGCCGCTTCACGCGAAAGCCGCCCATATTGGAGGAAATCACATAGATGCCCTCGCCGTCGTAGTAGTTTTTGCTCACATTCACGAACAGTAAATCCCCGTCCGAAATGGTGGGTTCCATCGAATCGCCCTTTGCCCAAAACAGCCGTATTTTTCTAATAGCATTACCAAATTTCTTGCGCGCCCAATCTTCGGATACATCGATCATCTTTAAAGGTTCAAGCTCGGTTTGATCGTCTTCGTTGCTGCCGGCTACTGCTGGCTTATTCATCAGCCCGATGCGGATAAAGCCCGGGCGCGGCTCGTCCGTATCGGCTAGATACACGTCGCCTCGACTTTCTTTGCCATCCATCCAGCCGCGCGGCAGGTCTAGCGCAGTTTCGATTTGCGCCGCCACGCCGTCGCCGATGGCGCGCACGCCGTTTAGCCAGTGGCTGATTTGTGCTGGGTTTTTCCCGACAGCTTTGGAAAATTCTTTCTGACTACCGCCAAACTGTTCTGTAATCAAGGTTTTTAGTCTATCTACGCGGTTCATAATCTACCCTTTCATGGTTAAGCGAACTATATACCAACGCTAATTTATCATGGGTATTGAAATTTAATTTATCTTAGGTATAATATTCGGCATGTAAATTGAGATTTGATAAATGAATATCCGCGAATACTTTACCCAACACCCCGGCAGCCAGCTTGCTTTAGCTAGGCTGCTTAACGTTACCCCTGGCTTTATCAGTCATCTGGCAACCGGCCGCCGTCCAGTGCCTATCAAGTATTGCCTGCAAATCGAACAATATACACAAGGCAAAGTAAGCCGCCGCGATTTGAGGCCTGATGATTTTGTACAGATTTGGCCGGAGTTGGCCGAAGCTGTTTGAGTTTTTTTAACTGCGCCGCCCGATATTTTCCGGCATCGGGATTTCCACCTGCCTACCTTGTTTAGGGGGGGGGGGCAGGCTTTTTTTATGCCTGAATTTTGTAAAAAGGCCGTCTGAATATGGACAAACTGGATTTTAAAAACGTGGCTTCCGCAGCCCTTGCCGCTGCCGACAATCTGTTGGCGGAATGGCTGCCGTCCGGTCGTTATAAAGGGCATGAGTTTTACGCCCTCAATCCCACGCGCGCAGATAAGCACCTCGGCTCGTTCGTAGTCAATACGCATACGGGGCAGTGGTCGGATTTTGCCACCAGCGATTCCGGCGGCGATTTGATTTCACTGTATGCCTACTGTTTTACAAACGGCAATCAGGGAGAGGCGCTGGCGGCTGTGGCCGAACGGCTGCGGATCGGGGACTTTCCCGCCGTGCAGAAGAAGGAGTGGCACGGCACGCCGAATACGGGCAGGGAGCGGCGCAATTGGACGGCCATCCTGCCGTTTGACGAGGCGCGGCTGCAAACGCTGTCGGGCGCGCGGTGCTACCAATATGCCAAGGGCAGTAAGGCGGAAGGCTTGCGGGCGGTATACCGCGATGCTGAAGGGCGGCCTTTGTGTGTGGTACAGCGGTTTGTCGACGAAGAAGGCGGCAAGAGCGATTTGCCTTTTGTCTGGGCGCAGTCGGACGACGGCGTGCAGGCGTGGGCGAACCGCCGCCCCGCCGCGCCTACGCCGCTGTTCGGCCTGGACGGTTTGGCCGCGAAGCCTGACGCGCACGTGTTGGTGGTCGAGGGTGAAAAATGCCGCATGGCCGCGCAGGATTATTGGTATCTCAAGGATTGGGCGGTGATTTCGTGGCTGGGCGGCTGCAACGGCTGGAAGACGGCGGATTGGTCGCCGTTGTCGGGGCGGGAAGTCGTGATTTGGCCCGATTGCGACGGGCAGAGGGAAAAGCTGTCGAAACAAGGCCGGGATGAAGGGCTGTCGGCGGACGATATGCCTTACCTGCCGTGGCTGGAGCAGCCCGGCATGAAGGCCGCGCTGGGGATAGCCGAAAAGCTGGAGGAGTTGGCATGCGCGGTTAAAATCGTGCCCGTTCCGCCGCCGGGGGATTGGCCGTCGGGCTACGATATTGCGGATGTGATACAGGATACCGAGCCTTTGGCTTCGGTAGCAGAGATGATGGATAGGGCGGTCGCGTGGCCGCTGCCTGAAGGTTTTACGCCGCCGTCTTCCCGCCGCCTTTGGGTGGAGGATGCGCCGTCTGAAAATGCGCGCGCCGATGCGGCGGGCGGCGGCGGAGGGGAAGGCGCGGGTTTGGCGGAGTTGGCGGAGGATGTGCCCCAGTCGTCGGATTTGCTGGAAAACTACGCGCAAATCGGGCTGAAAGAGAAGGCGTTGAACCTGCATACGGGGGAGACTTTCAGTCGCAGCCAGTTGGAAAAAGTGTTTTCGCGGCCGCTGGTGGCGGCGTGGCTGCGTTTTCCCGAACGGAAGACGTTGTCCGAATTGCAGTCGTCCATCCTGATTAAGCAGAAAAAGCTGGAGGCGATGGCCGTTGTCAGCGACGATTTCAAGGATGCGTTGAACCGCTATATTTATTTGGACGGGACGACGGACGCTTTCGACCGCCATTTGCAATGCATCGTATCGCTGGCCGCCGTGAAGGCCGCGATACCGGAAGAATTCGAAGACTGGTGCAAATCGCCCGGGCGGCTGGTCTGCCCGATGAAGAACTACGTGTTCGACCCTTCCATGTCCTGCGGGGTGGTGATGGGTGAAAAAAGGGGGGAGGTTAGACACATCAATATGTTTACCGGCCTGCCCGTAAAGGCCGAAGAGCCGGATATCGAGGTGCCGACCGATATGCCTTTGGAGGAGCTGATCGGCCATTTCCCGAAATGCGGCCACATTATCGGCCTGATCCGCCATCTGTGCGCGGGCAACGGCGATTTGAGCGCGGATTGTACGGAATGGGTGCTGAACTGGCTGGCCTGCCGTTTCAGACGGCCTCATGAAAAGCCCGCTACCGCGCTGGTATTCATTTCCGAAACGCAGGGTGTGGGCAAATCGACCTTCGGCGAAAAAGTGGTGAAGCGGCTGTTCGGCGATTACCTGCGCCAACTCGACCAAAACGCGCTGGAATCACGCTTCAATGCCGCGCTGCTGTTTGCGCTGGTAACGATATTCGAAGAAATCAGCCCGTCGGACGAGCGGCTGAACGTTATCGGCAAGCTGAAAAACATGATCACGTCGGATGTGATTATGGTGGAGCGCAAAGGGCGCGATGCGGAAAGGCATAACGACTTCAATTCCTTCATCATCTTTTCCAACGACGAGCGTTCCATCCCCATTGAGAGCAACGACAGGCGATTTATGGTCTTGTCGTGCAACCGCAAATACACCGACGAACAATACGAAGCCCTGGCAGCGGAAATCGAAAACGACGGCATTGAAGAATTCGCCCGCTTCCTGTGCGCCCTGCCGCTGATGTATACTGCCGAAAGGATACGGACGGAGGGCGGGTGGCAGCCCGTGCGCCGCCCCTTTACGCCGCACAGCAAACCGCTTCCCACGCCCATCAAACGGCGGATGGTCAATCTCAACAAGCCCTCTTGGGAAGCTTTTTTGGACGACTGGCGGTGCGGCGACCTCGATCTGCCCTTCATCTCCTGCGCGGCGGGCGATTTGTGGCAGGTATACAAGGCTTGGTGCGCCAACACGAAAACCTTCCACATGCAGCAGAAGAATTTTTACGCCAACATCGGCAAACGGCTGGCCGACTGCCGCAGCACGGTCAAAATACGCGGGCAAAACCGGACGCTGCGCTTTTTCGCCGTGCCGCATTCGCAGCTGTCGGAAACGAACCGGGCCAAATACTCGCCGCCGAACACGGACTGCACCGCCCGCGATGCGGCTGCTGCCGTCAGCAAGGCCGATTATTACGGCCGCCAGATAGAGGATTTCAATATTGCCGCCGAACTGCCCAATATTTAGCCCGTTTGTGCGGGGTTTGCACCGTTTGTGCGGACTGCCGCCGCCCGCAAACCCGCATGGTTATTAGTTTGTGCGGTTTGTGCGGTTTGTGCGGGGTAGTTATCCCATACGCGCGAAGACGATATTTAGTCTTCGCGCTTTTATTTTGCCTTTTTTATACACCATGTCATATTTTGCCCTTTTTACCCCTTTTTTATTGTTTCCTCCATATGGAATATTGAAAAAGTACGCACAAACCGCACAAACTAATAACCATGCGGGTTTGCGGCTGGTATCCACCCCGCACAAACGGGCATTTCAATGCACAAATCCTGATTTTAAAGGGAAAAGTAAAAAGGCCGTCTGAAAGCGGGTTTCAGACGGCCTTTTGCACGGGTGGTTGGGGTGTTCAGCCTTTTGCACGGGTGGTTGGGGTGTTCAGCCTTTTGCACGGGTGGTTGGGGTGTTTAGATAATTGATTAGCTGTATCCATTTGGTGTAAGGCATGTCGGCGTGATATGCCGCCTCAATTGGAGCCTCCCATCGGTTTACAGGATGCCAAGTTTTTAGGCCGGTGATTTCGGCCACCTGTTTTTGCGTTAGGCCATATTTGGCACGGACGGAACGCAAGTTGTTTGGCGTGTAGCCTAGTTCGGGCGCGTCAATCATATAAATCCCCGGCTGGCTCCGACAACATAATGTCGTCGGCCGTTATTTTATCGCAAGCTGCTTTGAGTTCTCCAAGCCATTCCGCCGTTACTTCCGGGCGGTTATTGTCTAAAAAAATAAAATCCGATAACCAAAGTCCAATACCCGAACGGTAGGCCAAGCCGCGCGGCTCTCCAGCCTGTACCAATTCACCGGAAATTTTCCCAACCGGCAATTCACCCGTAAAGCTATCATCAAAGGACTTCCGCGCAAGAAAGCGCGGGTAACGGGTGTGAACGACAAATTCGTCATTTTCGGCACGGGCTTCGCCGTGAATAACGGGCGGATACTTGTTAAAGATGTTGTTTTTGCTCATTTACTTACCTTTTTATAGTAAAGGCCGCTTTTGCGGCCCTTACTTATCGTTTAATTTCAAAATATTCTTTGTCTTCGTTCCAACTTTCATGGTGAGTTACTCTAACAAAGTTCGCGCTGTTCTTGATTCTGTCCAAGAAGCCTTCCACGCTTTTCTTTTTCCAGAAGCCATTTAATATATAGGTTTCACCGATAGTCTTAAAAGGTTTTCCTTCTGCTTTTCGGGCTTCGTCAATATAGAACGTTTTAATTATTGTCTTTTTCATGATAATTTCCTTTCGGTATTTTTCCTTGATTCCGTCAAGGTGTCGGTGGTAGGCGGCAGTGCCTTGTCCATGTGTGTATAATACTACTTTAAAAGTAGTAAGTCAAACACTACTTTAAAAATATCAAGTTAAATTATGTAAACAATAAATAATGGCCTAAGCTATGGTAAAATAAAGACAAAATAAAGCCCCGCCCGACGGGGCTAGCGCGTATAACCGTGCCGGAAAGAATCGCACGGAAAATGAAATTTGAATTGGATTTACTTTTGGATTGGTGGGCGGAATGGTCGGCCAAACGCGAAGACAACGGCTTGGGCTTCGGTTGCAGCCGTTTTAACCGGTTGATGGCGGCGGGTAACCTGCCGCCGCGAACGGAATTTGTGGCCGTCCTGCCTTATGGCGTTGATGGCGATGGAATAGCAAGTGTGATGGATCAGGCGATTTGCCGTCTGAATCCAAATCGCAAGCTGGCAATCATGATGGAATATCGGCGGATTGGGACGCAAGAAGCAAAAGCACGAACGTTAGGTATTAGTCGTGCAGCTTATGAAGATAGAGTTAAGCGGGCGCGGATGAATCTCAAGGCGGATTTAGCTGTTAAAAAATTGTTAAAACGCTATTGACGGTTTCCCTGAAAACTGTTTAAATTATGGCAAGCTGCGTTTAACTGTATGTGCGGTTAGCGCAGCTTTTCCATTTCCCTGTCAAAAAAAGCGTGGGAAGGCTGTCTGAATTAGGTTTGGGCGGCCTTTTTTGCGTTTGGAAAGAATTTTATGGGTCGATTAAAGCAAATGGCTTCGCGGCTCCGGCCTCTTGAGCAGAACAGAATCGCTGTGAAGCATCCACCAAAGACGGCGGGAAAACGGATGCGCGGTCGTGGCTGGATGAACCTACGCGAATCTGTGTTGATTCGTGACCAGTATCAGTGCAGGCAGTGCGGTTGTGTGGTGCTTCCGAAGGATGCTGAGTGTGATCACATCGTTCCGCTGGCGGATGGCGGCAAAGATGAGGCGGAAAACCTGCAAACTCTTTGCAAAACCTGCCATGCCGAAAAATCTGTCGCTGAAAATCGGCGGCGCGGTTTTGGTTGGTAAGGGGTGGGGGTGTCAAAAGTTCACAGGGCTTACCCTCGGAAACCCCCCGCCCTCCCATGTGCAGAATTTTTTCTCCTGTGAAGTTGTTAAAGGTATTTTTAACAGGTTGATAAGCATTGTATTTTTGGCATTTTGTGCCACATTTGGCCGCTATATGACGCGGCTTTTTTTATTGGGATTTCACTATGGCAATGAACGAACAAAAGGAATTGTTTGCCAAGGCGAAATTGCGGGGGTTGTCGAACCGAGAGGCTGCGATTGCGGCGGGGTATAGCGAAAAGACGGCCAGCGCAAGCGGCAGTCGTTTGGCAAAAGATGTTGATGTTTTGGCGGAAATTGAACGCCTGAAGTTTTTCCAGTCGCCTGATCCGGTCGCCGTTGCTGTTGAGCCGCCTCCAGAGGTGATCGTTCGGGAGGTTCAGCAGGTTCAGGCTGCGCCTGTTGCTGAAAGACCTGCCGAGGCATCGGAAAGTTTAGACAGGATCGCATTGTCGGCGCGTGAGCGTGCTGTTGTTCGTGGTACCACGATTGAATTGGATGGCGTTTGCTACGACCAAACTGATCCGAAAGACCAGTTGATTTTGTGTTCTTTGGGTGTGATTTCGTTGAACCGTCAGCAGATTGATGCTGCCAAGGCGTTGTTGGGATATTTTCACGGCAAGGTTGCAGATCAGGGCAAAAAGGATGCCGAACGCGAACGCGCCCATGATGTTGCCGGTGGGAAGTTCAGCCCAATGAGGCCGCCTGAGCCGGTGCAGGGTAGATTATGTTGAAAAAAGCTTGGTCAACCGCTTGCCCTGATTGGAAAGAACGAATTATAGGCAGGAAAAGCCTGATTCCGTTTTCTCCGTTGTATCAGGAGCCTGCCGAAATGGCGTTGCGCATTTTCAAGCAGTTGCGCTTGGTGGATGTGCCTGGTGAGCCAATGATGGGCGAAGTCACGCGCGAATGGGTGTATGACTTTGTTGCGGCGATTTTTGGCGCATACGACCCTGATTCCGGTGTGCGGTTGATTCAGGAGTTTTTCTTGCTGATTAGTAAGAAAAATATGAAATCTACCTTGGCAGCCGGGGTAATGTTGACTGCGCTGGTTTTGAATTGGCGGCGTGAGGCGGAATTTTTCATTATTGCGCCGACGGTCGAGGTGGCAAACAACAGTTTCAAACCTGCGAAAGCGATGATACGGGCTGATGAAGAGCTTTCCGCCTTGTTTCAGGTGCAAGACCATACGCGGACGATCACGCACCGAACTACTGGGGCAACGCTGAAGATTCTTGCAGCGGAAAGCGATACTGTTGCCGGTATCAAAGGCACCGGCGTTTTGATTGAGGAAGTTTGGCTGTTTGGCAAACGCTCAAAAGCGGCTGATATGTTTACCGAGGCTAAAGGTGGCTTGGCCAGTCGTCCAGAAGGCTTTGTGATTTACCTCTCAACGATGTCCGATGAGGCTCCGGCCGGCGTATTCGCAGACTTGCTCAAGCGAGCGCGTGAAGTTCGAGACGGCAAGCGTGTTGATAACCGTATGTTGCCGGTCTTGTATGAGTACCCACAGGAGATGTTGGATAACGGAACGTACCGTCTTCCTGAAAACTTTTATGTCACCAACCCTAATATTGGTGCTTCGGTTTCAGAAGCCTACCTTATGGGGGAGTTTGAAACGGCTAAAGCTGATGGAGAAATCGCGCTTCGTCGGTTTATGGCGAAACATTTGAATGTGCAGATTGCCTTGTCGCTAACTGCTGATTATTGGCCCGGTGCTGAGTTTTGGGAGGATAGTGGAAAAAATCCCGAAATCGACTTGGATTGGATGCTTGAGCACTGCGAGGTCATCGATATTGGTGTGGACGGCGGCGGGCTGGATGACTTGCTGGGGATTTCTGTCGTTGGTCGTCTGAAGGACAATCCGCGGATGTGGGCGGCGTGGTTTCATGCTTGGGCGCATCCTTCGGTGTTGGAGCGGCGCAAGGAAATCGCGCCTGTTTTGTTGGATTTTGCCAAGCAGGGGGATTTGACGATTGTTCACCGCATCGGCGATGACAGCGATGAGGTGGCGGGGTTGGTGGCTCAGGTTTATCAGAGCGGTTTGCTGGATAAATGCGGACTTGACCCGCACGGGGTCGGTGCGATTTTGGATGCGATGTTGGAGTATGGTGTTCCGGAAGATGCGGTTGTGGGTGTGTCGCAGGGCTGGAAATTGGGCGCGGCGATTAAGACGGCGGAACGCAAGCTTGCGGAAGGCTGTTTTATCCATAGCGGCAGTGCGATGATGAATTGGGTGGTCGGTAATGCCCGCGTCGAGCCTCGCGCCAATGGTATTTTGATTACCAAGCAGGCGAGCGGTTCGGCGAAAATCGACCCGTTGATGGCGATGTTTGACGCGGTGTCGCTTTTGTCGCTGAATCCGACAGCCCGTGGTGCGTCGGTTTATGAAACACGCGGAATCAGAATGTTGTGAGATAGGATATGGCGAAAGAGAAGAAAGCCAAAAACAAAAGCCGCCCGCGTGCTGACTCGGGCGGCTTGGTTTTTGAGGGTTTGAATGACCCTGCGTTGTTGGAATTTATCCGCAGCGGTCAAATTGGCGGCGGTGTAGGCATTGATGGGCGGCAGGCTTTGTGCAATGCCGCGCTTTATCGGTGTATTACCTTAATCAGCCAAAGTATCGGGATGCTGCCGTTGAATGTGCTGCATAACGATGACGGGCGTGAGACTGCTACGGAGCACCCTGTTTGGAAACTGCTGAAACGGCAGCCGAATAAGTTTCAGACGGCCTATGAGTTCAAAAGTCTGCTGCAAAGCCATGTTTTGCAATATGGAAATGCTTATGCGCGCATTATCCGTTCGCGCGGTCAGGTCATCCAGCTTGTACCGATTCATCCGACTGCGGTGCAGGTTAAGCAACGTGATGACTGGAGCGTGCATTATGTGGTTACGCGCAAAGACGGCGGTTTGCTGGATTTTGAGGCAGACGAGATATTGCACCTGCGCGATTTGACCGACGACGGCTTGGAGGGTATGAGCCGTGTGAAGTTGGCGAAGCGGGCGTTGGGGATTGCTTTCGATGCGGAGGATGCGGCGAGCCGTATTTTCTCGGAAGGGGTGATGGCCGGCGGCTATTTGGCAACGGACAAGGCGTTGAGCGATAAGGCTTACAACCAACTTCAGGAATCGTTGCAGAAGCGGTATAGCGGCAAAGCGAATGCCGGCCGTTTTATGATTTTGGAAGAGGGGTTGAAGGCGGAAAAATGGGGCAATACTGCTTCTGACGCGCAGCATATTGAAAACCGAAACCATCAAATCGAGGAAATTGCGCGGATGTTTGGCGTGCCGCGCCCGTTGCTGATGATGGATGATACGTCATGGGGCAGCGGTATCAGTGAATTGGGGGTGTTTTTCCTGAAATACGGGCTTCTTCCTTGGTTCACGATGTGGGAGCAGGCATTAACACGTTCTCTGCTTACGCCTGCTGAGCAAGACCGCTTGATATTCAAGTTTAATGCCGGTGCGCTGTTGCGCGGCAGTTTGGAGAATCAGGCGGAATTTTTTGCCAAAGCTTTGGGTAGTGGCG